CCAATTATTGATCTAGAGAATCTTCACATCCGGGCACCTTGGACCGATGACGAAAGCGCCAGTTCGCCTGATTGATCTTTTCAAGTATTACAAGCAGCTTCCGCATCAGATGGCGGCGTTGCATTTACTTGAGGCGGCGATTTGTGCTGCAGATGATTCCGTGCTGGATCGTGACCAAGAATGGTTCAAGGTCTGGAGTCAATCGGGCAAACAGGCTGAAAACGATTTGAAACCTGCTCTGGACATCATCAAGAAGTGGGAGGGGTTACGGCTTGAGGGTTATGTGTGCCCTGCTGGTGTGCCGACCGTGGGCTATGGCCATACAGGGCCGAATGTATCGGTAGGGATGAAGATTACCCAAGCCGATGCTGATGCGTTGCTGGCATCTGATGTTGAACGCTTTGCCAAAGCTGTTGACAATCAAATCAGGGTGCCGCTGACGAATAACCAGCGTTGCGCGTTGATCAGTTTTGCCTTCAATGTTGGCGTTGGTGCGCTGCTTGATAGCACGTTGCGTAAGCGGCTGAACAATGGGGAAAATCCTCAGAAGGTGGCGATGGAGGAGCTGCCTAGGTGGAACAAGGGCGGCGGTGAGATTCTTGAGGGCTTGATTCGTCGCCGCCGTGATGAACTCGATCTGTTTTTGGCTGGCAGTAAACCTGTCACTAAGGATGTGACCTTTACGCCTGATAAACCGTTTAGTTTCAATGTGACGCCAAACATTAAATATGGCGAGCTGGCGTTAAACCTTGAGGAGCGCAAATTTAAGCATCAATATCAATGCGACACGGCAATGGTGTTGTGTCAATTCCTTGAACGTGCGCGTAAGGCATTTGGTAATAAGCCTGTTGTAATTACGAGCGGTTATCGTCCGCCTAAGGTCAATGCTGCTATTGGAGGATCGGCGCGATCTGAGCATTTATACGATGCGCCGGATACGGGTGCCGTTGATTGGTACATCGAAGGCGTTGACATTTACACGCTTCAGAATTGGTGCTTAGCCAACTGGTCTTACAGCACTGGCAAGGGTGCGCCAAAAGGTTTCATCCATAGCGGAATCAGACCTGGACGACCTACCGTGGTCTGGAATTATTGAGCTTCGATGCTGCTGTCTGATCACGAGATTCGCGCCTTGTGCCAAAGCCATGCACTGATTCATCCGTTTGATCCTGAGCGTTTGAACCCTGCTAGCTACGACGTGGCACTGGGCGACAACATCATGATTGAAGTGGCTGAAACTCCTGAGTTTATTAGGCATAGCATCGCCACTCACACTCAAGCTGATCCGTATTGGCTTTCTCCTGGCGAATTTATTCTTGCTGAGACTCAGGAGATATTTAATTTCACCGATGACGTTGCTGGTCAATTTGTATTGAAGTCAAGCCGGGCAAGGCAGGGCTATCAGCATATGCTCGCGGGTTGGATTGACCCTGGATTCAATGGCTCCGTGTTGACCCTTGAGATCAAAAATGTTCGGCAAAAACACAGGCTTCCGATTTGGCCTGGAATGCTAATCGGTCAGATCGTCGTGTTCATGATGTCCGAAACGGTGGAACACAGCTATTCCGCCAAGGGCCATTACAACAACAACAGAACCGTAATGCCTTCTTGGGAAACATTTAAGGCGAGACCTGGCGTTTCGACCTAAGATTCAACCGGAGATAAGGGGACGGGCCGCTCTGGAGGGGGCGGCTTTTTATTGGCTAGTGATCTGGCCCTTGTTCATGTCTGCGGTTGCAGGGGATATCAGGGCTCTGCAGAAGGTGGAACGCATGACCTGTGATCTTGCGTAGCTCTGCCCAATCGTGAGCCTCAACGATGGTTGAGAACGGTCCTACTCGTGTTCCGTCTGGAAGCTTAAGGTAATAGGCCATTTGGGTTTCGTTCGCTACCGTTTAGGGAATCAAGCGGCGGCTTGTGGTTGAACACATTGACGGTTCGGAGTTAATCCCGAAACACGAGGCAAAACGGCGTTTCCGTGATGCTGTTCTGAGTCACTTTAACCATCACTGTGCATATTGTTTTGAGCCGTTAGGTAGATCGCCAACACTTGATCATGTTGTCCCCAAGGCCAAAGGCGGCAACAGTGAATTAACCAACCTCGTGGCATGTTGCTTCGGCTGCAATATGTCGAAGGGCCATAAAGATTGGCGGGTTTGGTATAGAAGTTTGCCTTTTTGGTCAGAGATTGGTGAAGCTCGAATAATGGATTGGATCAATCAAGATATTGATTACGGTGAAGTCATCTGATGCTCGTAAACCTGGGCCTGCCAAAGATCGCTTGAATATCTACAAACACCTTTGTAGCAAGTGCGGTAATACATCTCGCCGCCGTCGGCAGGTTCTAGAACTTCGATATAACTTCCGGCCTCGAAATCAGTCCGGCTCAAGACTTTCGGTTCCATCGCTGTATAAGCTGCAGAGGTTGGCGAAACGGCCATTCATGTAGCTCTTGGCCTCGGGGAAACCAAGGGAGCAGCCGTTACCTCCATTGTGGGTCAAGGTTGGCACCCACTGATTGCAATCCCAACAACGCTTGCCGGTATGTTCAGGTTCTTCTAAGGGTTCTAAACGCTGACCCCTGCGGAAGGCCTGGTAAATGTTGTTTGACCTGATAAATGCAGTGCGCAGATCAGGCGTAAAAAGGTCCACCTCTACTTGCTGCTCAGGGTTTGGCCCCAAGCGGATACGACAGCGCCAGTTCTCCGACAGCTTGCGCCGTTCAAGAATCAGCCTGTTGTTGAAGAGGTGGATCACTTCACTCCTCTTCCCCGTAGGAGGGTTGATGGAAAATCCGCTCTAGGTTGAACGCATCAGGGACAAATTCTTCATCTGTTCGCCCTTCACAGAAAGGATCGTTGTAATCCCGCACGATGTAGGTAAGCAGCGAACCGCGCATCCTGATTTGAATCGTGCCAACACGGGGGCTACTGGCAAGGAAATTCAGTGCGCGATTTTCAAGCCAGTTAAGGAATGGGGCGGTGACTTTCATTGATCACTCCAACCTTCCATAAGATGCTTGGTCATTACGGTAATGGCAACATCAGCGTTGCGTTTAGCCACGTCGTTGTCAATGCCACCAGCGCCACGAATAATGTCGCTACGCAGAACCTCATAATCAAGGTCACGAAATTTGTTGGCGAGGTGTTGCTGAAATTCAATCCATAGCCCGGTGTAAAGGTTGTCGTTGCGGCCCTTGACCTCATAGATGGTGTCCATGAAATCGGCGCGGCGTTGGTCCAGTTCAACAGCGTTCAGCATGTTCCTTGGCAAGGTTGAGGGCTTCTGAGTAGGTGTCGCAGATAGGTCCCCACCAAACGGCAGAGCCATCCCAGCACCATGGTTCATAACCTGAATGCAAACCGTAGCCCGTCCAATCGGCGCCGTAGCAGAAATGCGTTGGGCTGTTGTAACGGGCCTGGGTTGCCTTAATCGGGGGCATTGGATACGGGGCATCTCTCGGCTTGATAGCTGATAAATGGCTGCAATGCAGCGTGCATCCGTGCCGGGTGGTCAATGGTTAATTCGTTGAAACGCTCTGACCAGTAGGCGTCAAGGCATTGATCTAGGACCGCCCTGATTTCCTCTGTAGAGGTCGCATCCAACGGCAAAAAATGGTTCATCTATGGCCTCCGGGAACCCGTAGGAACATTCATGGCCATTCCATTCGAGGCAGTTTTGGCAGTTGGGTCGCTTGGCCAAGTAATCCTTGCGGACTGATTCTTTGACACGGATGGGGATTCGTGGAAGTTCTGGCGCCACATTGACCCAGTTGGTGCCATTACGGATCTGTGAAATGGCCTGACGGCTGACGCCAAAGCGTGCGGCTAGTTGTGAGTTGGTTTCGACGGATTGAAGAATTTCAACCACGTTGCTCTCGGTGAGAACCTTTTTTGAGGCGGCCACTAGATCGCGGGGAGTTTGACTTCAGAGTGAGTGGTGGGCGTGATCCATTCGATTTCGTTGTAGAGCGGCGCCCATTCTTCGAAGGCTGCGATCTTGGCGTCTTCAAAGCTGCTGGCAACTACCCAGTCATAAGCTCCTGAAGATGGGATGGTGAAGTAGAAGCGGCGAAGTTGATTCATGGCTTGCGGATCGGTGGATGATGTTTAAGGTGTCAGTCCGTAAACCTTTTTGAGGGGAACGGAAACGTCCGCTGATGACAGGCAGTGGTAAGGGTGACACCGCGTGAGGATCACCCACCTGTCAACTATTTCTTGCCTTCGATGGGCCTGCGGGATAGGTAGAGCTGGCTGACGGTGTACTTGTGACCGTCGTGGCTTTCGACTAAGTAGCTGGGCCATGAATAGCCCTCTAGCTTGCTGATGATGGTGCATTCAGCCTGTAGCCAGCCCTTGACGTAACAGGGCATACCGGGGCAGAAGCGCCAAAGATCACGATCAGCACGAACACCCAAACGATTGGGCGACATCTTGTAGGTCTTTTGATTGGGGCTGATGACGGGTGCGACTTTGCCGCAGCACTGGGAGGAGAGGATGACGTAGCTCATTTGATGACGATTGATTGTTGAGTGGAGGGACGGTTTGAGCTGGGTTGATAGATGAGGCCGTCGTGGATGATGGCGGCGAAGGTGATGATGGGGATCAGGAAGAGAACGGCGTTGGAGACAAGGTTTTTCATGGTGTTGTGTGGTGTGTAGCGTGCCGGATCGCTCCGGCTGGGCAGATGGTAGCCAAAATCTGCAAGGAGTAAACCCCTTATTTCGGCAAGTTGTGATTCTTGATCTTGACGCTCTACCTACCGTGAATGTGGTACACCCCAACACCATGGATGACGCCGCTTGGGAATGGCTGCAAGTAAGACGCGATGCAACAGCAGAGTTCAGCGTTGAAAAAGAGGCCCGCCGTCTGGAGAACACCCCAAACGCAGGCCCCATTGCTGCTCAGCTTTTTCGCGCCTGGTCTATGCAGCAAACACTGCTACAACAGGCCACCAATCGAATTGCAGCCCTTGAGGTGCAACTGATGGACTATCAACGCGATATCAGGAATTAGCTGGCACCTTGATGTGTGACCAGTTTTTCCCGTACTTGATGTTGTTGACCGTGCTGACGTGAACGCCAAATGACTTGGCGATTTTTGCAGCCGATTCCGTGCCACTAGCTAGGCGCTGCTTGATTTCAACCACCTTGGCCTCGCTCAAAGAAGCGCGACGACGACGGCGAGTAACAGTTGCCTTGATGCCTGCGGGCTTGGCTTCGGTAACGGCAGCGGGCTGAGGTGAGCCACCAGCCTTAATGACTTGGGCGCTTTCGATCAGGCGTTGAATTTGCCCGATGCGATTGTTCAGCTCAACGATCTGGGAATCAGTGAGGATAATCATGGTGGACATCAGAAGGAGGCGGAAGGGGTTTCGAGTTTCATGGGAGAGAAAAGGCCTTTATTGCCCCATTTCCCACCCCAAAGGGAAAAACCGGTTTCTTCGGTGTACTGATCTTTGCCGGTGTAAATGCGAATCTTGGTGCCATTGGCCTCGGCATTTTCAGCCATGGTCATCAGGTAATTCGCTGCAGCCATCGCCTGTTCAGCGGTGAAATCAACGACGATGTTCTCCTCGGGGGATTTGTCGTTTTTACGGTTGCGATTCTCCTGAATACGGAATTTCGCGGTGAAGGCAGTGTCAGCCATGTGTGGACAGAAAAGTGGTGATGATGTGCTTCAGGGCTTCGTTGATGTTTTGCCCTGTCTTGGTGCAGTAAGCCCGCAACTGCTTGTGAAGATCAGCCGAAAGCTTTGCCGCTACAACGAAACGGTTTTTCTTACGGTTGATCTCCGCCTGAGTTTTAGGGCGCCTTGCGGTCATGCAGGGTTGTCAGCGATGTATTGATTGATGAATTGTTTGTGTTCAGGGAACTGGATTCGATCAGCAATACGCGGCGCCATGATGTTGAACTGCTTTTTAAAGGCAGTAATCAACTCTTCACGCTTGGCGTAATTTTTGACCGCATCCTTGAGTTCTTCCAACTCTTCATCTTTCAGAAAAACCACTCCGGCGGCTTTCTTGGCGGTGGACTTAGCCGCTGGCTTAGTTGACTCCGCAGCCTTTTCAGAAACCTGTTGAAGGGGTGGTTTGGAGCCCTCTTCGCGGTGCGGATTTTCGACGGGTTCACGTGCCCAAAGCTGCCATGCCAAACCGAACTGAGCGGCGGCTGCAGTGCAGAGACAACGCCTGTGAGCGTCCGTGAGATCACGCGCAGTGACCTTTTCAAAGGCAATGGCATTGTTTCGGTTGTCCATGATTGCCTGAGGGAAGTCAGGCGTTCGGAGACCATCGGGGCCTGAGAAACAACCGACGACGTAGGCGGTGCCGTCAGGTGATTTCCAAACGTGTTGATCGTCTGAATTGCGGACGAGATGGAACTGCCATCCGGGGGCGTTGTCATGCAGCAGGTGGGCCACACGACACCAGTTGACGTATTCAGCGGCGTAGGAGCCGGTGCCTTTGGTGTCAACGTCGGCCTTGGTGATGACAGCCCCGAGGTTGGGGAAGACGGTCATAGAGGAGTGCGAGTAGGTCGGAGACAGAGGGAACGCCTCTGCATGGAGTATATCCCAGTATTTAGCGCATGGCAACCCAGTGGTAGCCCCCCGCCCGATAACCACGTTTAGCCGCTGCATAGACAGCGGAACCATCAACAAAAACAGCCCTGGCAGCAGCGCGATAGCTTTCGTATATCTGGCCTGTTTCCACGCATTTCACTGGTGTGGGGTTATAGCGATTCGGCGCCTTGATCTTCGGCTGAGCAAGGATCAGCTCAACAAGCTTGCGATCTTCTAGCGCCACAAACAAACCATCAGGATCAAAATGCCTAAACAGTTCTGGGTGCTTACGGGCAAAACGCCTCAGCTCTGCGCGGCTCACAAACCACGGCTGATTTGAATGATTTGATTCCCGTTCGGCCTTCAAGCCACGCTTGACCAACTTGTAGACCAAGTGCCTGCTTGTACCGAAGATTTCCGCCAGTTGATGCAACCTGTACCAATCCAATTCAGGCATCAAGGGAATCCCCATCAACCTGAGCTTGCAGCGAAATGACGGTTCTGACCGCTTAGGAAATCCACGATCAGCAGCCATTCGGCAATACGTCAGATACAAACGCTTTGGCGGCATGGACGTGCTGAGCTGTTCGATGATGTCAATTTCGCCTTGTGTCCAGCGTTTCGCCTGCTGACTAACAAATCGCAGATGACAAACGCGGCTACAGGTTTGCCTATCGCTTTTGTGATTGCCTTTGAGGATTGGGATCTTGAAAACAGATTTGCAAACAGCGCATTCGCGGAGATGCTTTGAACCTTTCACAGTGGATTGATGGTGATGATTGCTCCGATGTATTCGCCTTCGTTGGCGTATTGCTTGGTTGCCATTAAAGAAGCAACCTGTGAGTCATCTTTCAGCAGAACGCCTGTGATGCCATCCAATGTTGAGCGGCACAACTTATCAAGGTCAGGCTTACTAATTTTGTAAAACGGTGCATTTGGCTTGATTAGCCCCTTGGTGTTGTAGTGAGCCTTTGGCCTGGCGAATAGAAATGTGATGCCCACGTAAACAGGACCTTCAAACATCTCGTGCCCGGCTTCAAATGCAGCTTGGCTGACGGCAAAACGCCATGGCTTGACCTTCTTGGATGATTCCACCATTCGGCCATTGCCCACATGCCGCTTGCTGCCTTGCGGTGCTGGCTCAACGCCTTGAACGGCAAACTTCATCGCGTATGACTGAGGCAACGTGTCAGGTGCTCAACAGGTGTGCTGAATGTAATGCCGTCTACATCAGGGCGCTTTGACAGCAGCCAAAACAACAGCCGTGTTTGCCAGCTCAGGTTGTAAGGGTTAGCCATTTGATCGCATCAAACAATTTTCAAGATGAAACTTATCCCTGAGCCGTTGGTGATACAAGCTGCCCTGAATTTCCTCTTCAGTGAGGGTCAACAGGTAAACAGCAAGCTCAGCAACGGCGTCGCGGTACTGATCTGGCTCCCATAGGTCGTATTTGCCAAGGATGGCTTCAATGCGGTCGTCTACGGGAGTGTCAGACATTAGAACTCTGCTTTCGGCAGGGTCACCCGCCAATACTCCGTCTCCTTTTTAGTCGCTATGCCCTCGAACTGCTCAAGCTGCTGCAGCTCCTTGACGGCATTGCTGTATTGCCAACTTGCGCGGGTGCAGCGGGACACCTTAACGGCTTCGCCAACAAGGTTGCCATCTTCGTCTTTGAGGTCGTCCATCTCGCCCGTGGCGTACATCAGGGCAAGGTCGTCCATCAGGACTTGAAGGGCGTCTTCGTGGCGCTTGATTTCGGCTTTGGTGCTGGCGATGGCGCCAAGGAGGAGGTGGGGGTTCGTCATGCGTGGGGCATCTCTGCAGATGGAGTATACCCCTAAAGGGGCAAGGCTGCCAACCCCTAGAACTCAGGTTCGTTCAGCATCAAAAACGCATCACGAGCGCCCTGCCACTCAATCACCGCCTCATCCACATCCACCTTCTGCAGCGTCGTTGACCCCGGCCTAGCCCACAGCACACCCGCTTTCTGTACGTACAAATCAGGCCAGTGAAGGCTCAGCATCCCCAGGTAGCCGCCCAACTGCGGGCTCACGTCATACGGGCTGGCATCGGCCTTCCCTTGGGTCTTCAGATCCACCAGCACCAACTGCCGATGATCATCCTTCCGCCTCAGCAGGCAATCAAAGCTCCCGGCAATCGAACGCTCAACATCGGCCAGCCTGTACTCACACGCCACCGCCTCATAGGTCTGCCATACGGAATGCTCAATTAACGGCTCCACCCATTCGCTGTATTCCGCAGGCCAATCGCCAGGGTCACCAGTCGTCAGAAAATTCTCCAACGCCAGATGCACCGACTTCCCACGCGGTTCCCAGATGTGCTTCGTCTCCATGATCCGCTTCATTGCCCACGGGTCCTTCGTGCCCTTGCAGACCTTCGTGACCGAATGGCTCAACCATTGCCCGGTCGGCTCCCATTGATAGCGGTGTGCCTCCTCGTTGAATGTGATTGGGAGGGGCTTCAACCACCGCGAAGTCTCGGGGGCTGACGATTTCGACGCGCTCTGTTGGTGTGGGCTCATCTCTGAGAAGGTTGCGGTAGGGAGGGGGTGTAAAGCCGGGGATGCGCTTGGCGTCTTCCATACTGATGCGCCAACCCTGAGATGGCACGTCTAAATCCTGAATGGTCCAGTGGCCAGCGTCTACCCCACGACGAAGTAAACGCCGGACCTCTGCCAGCTCAAACGCTGGTTTCATCCTCAACTCCCTTTACGCCTTTGATCGTATAGGACTTCGCAAAACGCTCTGCATCTAATACTCCCATCTGCTTAAGGTTTGAAAGGGCACTATAAACTTGATTCCTCCATACCTCTTTGCCATTAGCAAGCACCTCAGTATCACCTGCTGTTAGCTGAAGATTGCCACAGTTGCAGAGCCAACTAAGCACTTCATAACTAGTAAACTGCTCGCGTCCATTTCTATGCATAAATGGTATAAATTTTTCTCGTATGAATCTCATCCAATAGTGATAGTCTCGCGCTGGGCCATCAACAATAATCTTGGCGCCCGGCAAAGCCAGTTGCTGTACTACTGTTGCGCCTTGATCCTTTTGTGGCTGCGACACCAATAGACCAAGAATTTCATGGGCGGCTATGTCATCACCGTCGCTGAGAGCGTCAAGAACGGCATTTCGTATGCGGGTTTTGGTTGAGTTGTTCACAGAACATCAGCAGTGGGGCAGAATGGGTATGTCAGCAGTGGGAACTCTGACGAGGGGCGGTTTCGCCCCCTTTTTATTGGCGCGAGGGAATTGAACTAACATCAATCGTTGCTTTAGCAAGCTCGCCAACGCCAACACTGGTTTGCAGCAGGTCAAGTACAAATTCAACGTCTTCGCCTAGCTGGGCGATCTGGTCGTCGATGTTGCTCAGGCTGTAAACACCAGCATCAACCTGACGCAGGAATTGCAAGTATTCATCACCGTGGCGATTGATCTGGCTGTAAAGAATGCCGCGCAACGTTGAAATTGATTTGAACGCATCGTTTAGCGCTGATGTAATGCGCCTGCATTCGGTAACGGCGTCAATACTGCTGTCATCTTTTTCAAGCTCCCAGGCCGGTATAGAGGGCGCAGGGGAGGTTGGACGCGGAGGAGTAAACGCAAAAGTTTCTACCTCTTCTTCTTTGTCGTTCAAGACTTCACGGCTATTGATTGATGCTTGAACCGCCATTCGCTGAGCCGTTTGCTGAGCTTCGCTTAATCTTCGAGCGTGATTGTCTTGGTTTGCTTTATACGCAAGAGCGGCCCGATTGACCTGATCAAAAGTAGGAACATTACCCTTGCCAGCTTGGGCACAGGCAGCCTTCCACATTTCAATGGCGGCTTCTGGGTGGCTATCAAGCTGGCCTAACAGGGGGCGAACTTGCCTTGGGCTTGTGGGCAAGGAAACTCCCGCCCGCCCATGGGCGGACGCCTGTAACAGTTCGACACGGAATTGATAAAAGCCTCGTAGGCGTTGGGCTGTGTCTTCACCAAGCGCGCCGCGTCCTGCTGTTAGGTCGGCAGATTCTTCGGTTAGCCACTCTTTCCAGCTACGCCCGCCTCTTACGCCCCGATAGAGCTTGCGGCGGAAAATCTGTAGCAAACCGGCGCCAATAGCTAAATCGCGTTCAAGTTTGTCGGCGTAAGCGGTTTGGATTGCCGTTTTGACAATCACTAATTCCTTCTCTTCCGATTCAGTCATCGGAGAGGTTTCAAGGATTTGGGTTGAGGTAGTAAGAACCTCGGGGATGATTGCAGTTGTCATGGTGGGAACAAGAAAAAGCCCCCGTGAAGAGGGCCGGGACAAATCAAGCTGCTGCGCGAAGAACCTTGAGGCCAGTGGTTTCTTCAGAGGCTGTCAGGACGTGGCTGATGTCGTAACCACAGGAAACGGCGTGATCAAGCTGTGAACTCAATTTCTTGAGCTTTGGCTTCATCTGCTCGAAATAACGCTCGATATTTCCAACGGTTTCATATTGATCAACAAGACGAACACTCATTGATCCACGGTCGGGAATAATCGAAACGCCAACAGCGGCTGAGACATACTGCGAAGCTAAGCGCAGATTATTGAGCACCGTGTTTTCAGTGATCGGAATTTTGCCGAAAGACGTGAGGTAACCGTTGATGTCAGCGGCGATGTCAGCAATAGCGACTTCAACAGCGCGATCAGCACGCCGGGAGAGAAGGCCGCGACTTTCGGCCACATAAAGGGCGCGGAGCGGAGCGGAAAGGTCGTTGCCCTTCCATGCAAACGGCTCCCACGATTCTGCTTCGGTAAGCAACTTGCTAAGGCCGTGTTCAAGCTTCAGCCAATCCTTGAGTTCCAAGGGTGAGATTTCAAGACGTGGGCCGACCTTGGCAGCGGGTTTTTCCCGCCTGGGAAGAGTAATTGTCATGGCAGTGGGCTCGTTGATCGCAGAAGTCTCTGCGTGCTGCTTACCGTACAGACCATCTATACGCTTAAGAGCGCACGGATGACGGTTTTTGTATTGGCACTCAAATTTCCCTCCACAGCCTCTCCCGTTGGGATCTCTCCTGATCAGCCCTGGCAAGCGGGTGGATCACGTAGCGAGCGGCAAGCGGGCTTTTGGGGTCATCTGCGCCCACGTTCGGGCAGAAGGTCAGGTACAGGCCCTCGTCGTCGTATTTGCCGATGGGATGCCCATAGCAGGCGTCTGGCGGGGCCGTACGGGTCGTAGTGACGCTGTAGCTGACCTGTTTGGTCTTCGAGTCAGCCACCTGCCACACGTATTTGCCCTTGGCCTCTGGTGAATACAGTTTCATGGCGATCAGTCGTTTTCAATCCAGCAGCCCAGCTCAGCGCTCCATTGACGCCCGGCAGCTTGGACCTTGTGCTCCTCAAGCCAAACCTCATAACGCCCGTCACGGATCCAACGGAAGGCATCGGGCAAGGGGGAACAGAAGTTGCCTGATTTCAAATTTGCTTTCTGATCGTTGATGTTCCGTTCAAGGGCGGACAGCAAACACTCGGCGCCATGGCCACCTTTTGCCACCTTCCATTCCTCATACGCTCGTGGCTTGCTCTGGTTTGACGCCCTAGAAGGAGACGACTGATACAGCTTCCACCATTTTTGAAACTCAGGGGCGTACTCCGTCCGATGGCGTTTTTCCACAGGTTTTCTTGCCTGCGGCACAACTAAAGAAGGGGCCTTCCTAGGGGTTCCCTCAGACTCCCTCCCGACACCATCCCCCAAGAAATTAGTTAGTTCAAAACCAAAATCTTCAGGAGCAGAACAGCCAAGAGCCTGCAAGCCTGAATCTTCTGATTCGTCTGAAGGTTCCGGTGATGCAGGCGTAACTTTCACCTGCTCCGTTGAGAGGTTACTTGTGTTTCCCGCACCGACACGGTACGCGGGTAGCTTAGCCTCCCTGTCAACCCCTATTTCAATCAAAAACAGGCAAAACTGAGGCAGGGACAGGGTTCTGGGCTTGTGTCTAAGCACATCTTCAATCACCTCGTCGGGTAAGCGAAGCTCAAGGCGTTTAGGCATCGGTTTTGAAAAGTCAGTCGCTGCAATGGGTTTGGGGCACAGTCCGGCAAATTCCGGAAATCTGCGGCAAATCTCGGAAGATTACGGCAATCTCCGGCAAATCCCGGAAATCTGCGGGTCAACCTTAGTCTGATTTTTTTGGCTGGCAAGCCCCTGCAACACGCGATTTCGGCAAAGCTTGGGTCTCCTCCGCGTCTCAAATCTGTCTCACTCGCACCGAATGCATCTTTTGGGTTTATCCTGTTTGCATCGCTTTTCCCGCAAACTTGGCGCGTTCTACCGCCGCTGAAGTCAACTTCCGTGTTGACACCATTTACGGTCTTTTGACCGAAGGACAATCACGTGGCCAAATTGTTCAATTCGGCGCTAACCAATGGGGCCTATCAAATCGTCAAACAGATGAATACATTCAACGCGCTCGTATTCGCCTTGAACAAGATGCAGATATGGCGCGACCTGCTTGGCTCGCTGAAGCCCTCGGCAGACTTCGTACCTACGAACAATCGGCTTATAAACGCGGCCAAACGCAAGTAGCCGTCAACGCCGTTCAACTTCAAGCCAAGCTCATCGGCTTTGATTTATGAGCCTGTTGGCTAACGCGCCTGGTGGCAATCTCCTTGAACCGCCAACTGCTCAGCTCACTGGCCCGCCCGCTACCGAAGCCCTAGCTCGCATTCGGCAAACGCTCTTGCCGCATCAGCTCGCCTTCTGTGATGACACGGATCATCGCAAGCTTGCCCTTGTCTGCGGGTTCGGTGCTGGCAAGACCCATGGCCTCGTTGCCAAGGCTGTTCATATGGCAGCCCTCAACATCGGCTACGTGTCCGCCCTGTTTGAGCCGGTCGCCCCGATGCTGCGCGACATCCTGCAGCGCACGATGGATGACCTATTAGAGGAATGGGAAATCCCGTTTGACTTCCGCGTCAGCCCGTTGCCGGAATATCAGCTCCATTTCGCGGAGGGCAGTCACACCATCCTTCTGAGGACGATGGAAACGTGGAACCGGATTCGTGGTCAGAACCTTTGCGCCATTGGATTCGATGAGGCGGATACGGCGAACAAGCGCGTAGCAGAGCAGGCAACACGGATGGCCCTTGCCCGTCTTCGTGCTGGCAACGTGCAGCAGTTTTACGCCGCTACGACGCCTGAGGGTTATGGCTGGGCGTTTGACACGTTTGACCGTAATGCCGGGGAAGATACCGCGCTGATCCGTGCCCGCACGATGGATAACCCATTTTTGCCTGATGGGTTTGTGGACAGCCTGATGGCGAACTACCCGCCGCAGTTAATCAAGTCGTACCTCGAAGGCCAGTGGGTCAATCTCAATACGGGACAGGTTTACGACAGGTTCGACAGGGCTAAGCATGTGGTGGCGACCCTTGCCGATTTCTCCCGTGAACCTTTGCGAATTGGCGTGGACTTCAACGTGGGCAACATGTCCGCCGTGGTTACGGTGCGGAGTGGCGACAGGCTGGCTGTCGTTGATGAGATCAGTGGAGCCCATGACACCGACGCCCTGGCTCAAGAGATCAAGCGCCGTTATCCCGATCACCGTATCTATGTATATCCTGACGCCTCGGGCGGCAATCGCTCCACAAACGCCTCAAGAACAGATATTCAAATCCTTGAGTCCTATGGCTTTAGCAACCAGTCCGGTCGGTCTAATCCTGCCGTTCGTGATCGGGTGGCTGCTGTTCAAGCTCTGTTGGAAAACGGGAAAGGGCAGGTAAGGCTGACGGTGGGCCAGGGCTGCCCGAAGTTGATCGAGTGCTTGGAGCTGCAGAGCTGGACGGAGAAGGGCGAGCCGGACAAGGAGGCGGGGCACGATCACATGGTTGATGCCTTGGGGTATGTGGTGTGGCGTGAGTTCAACCCATTGCAGGCGAACGCGGGACGGAGCACGGGCATCCGCTTGTACTGACGATCTGCAAGCTGTCCACCTGGGTGCTTGCCAAGCGGTAGGGGTATACCCCATAATTAAGGGACAGGGGGCGACCCCACCACACACAAGACAATGACCCGCTTCAACCCCACCCGCACCGCAGCCGAGATCGCCGCTTTTAAGGCAGCCAACCTCGCGGTCAACGCCAAGCCTTCCGCTCACATCAATCACACCATCACCTCTCCTGCCAAACCCTCCCAGCGTCAGCAATGGCAAGAGTTCCGCGCTGAGACCCTGAACATGATTGAAGCCGCCAAGCGTGAGGGTCACTTCCACATCCTCCCCCAACTGATGCAACGCCTCACTACCGCCGACACCATGCTCGCCAACCGTGCCATCAACTGATTCTCAAACGGGGGCGCAAGCCCCCCCTCTTTGTTCCATCCTGTGATGGCGCTCACCTACTCAGCATGGAAGAGGCGGCCAACTGTTCGCCTGGCTGTTTCAAGATGAACCACGACGGCTCCGGCTTGTGCGTTGTCTGGGAGCAGCGCGTGATGCGGACCGGAGGTCATTACACCTACGTGAAATGGTGGGTGCCAGTTATGCCAAGCAACTGCTTGACCTCTCTCCCCCAATGACCGAGTTTCCATTCTTTATTTACATTTCCAGCCACGCGGGCAAGATCGGCAACATCCGCTGGGTCAATGCGGACACGCGCTATCCCGCATCAAACAGGCGCCAAGAAAACCCCCTATCGCAACGCGGCTATTGGGGTCGCTGTGGGCTGGTCAACTCTCCGGAATCTCCAGATAGTTCCCCACCGCTCCCTTAGTTCACCTCGCTAGCAATCCACCCACACCATGAAGCGACTTCTGCTCGCCGTGGCCCTTCTCTTCAACGGCCCCGCCTCTGCTCGCACAGTCACCGCCACCGTCTATCACCCTTGGTTTGATGGCCGTGCAACCTATTGCGGGCAAACCTACCGTCATTGGGGAGCAATCACTGCCGCCCATCCTTGGCTTCCATGCGGAACCCGTGTTCGTGTCTCGCATCAAGGCCGCACCTTGACCGTACCCATAACCGACCGCTGCGACTGCAATTCGATCGACCTTTCAGCAGCAGCCGCTCACCGTCTCGGCGTCCCACTCAACGGCATCGCCAAAGTTCGTATTGCCTACTGATCGCCGCTACTGTGAAAACGCAGCAATGACACGATGGCAACCTACCTTTGGCACGAAATCGAGGCCGCCTTTGACGCCGCTCATGATGTAGACGATTCTGATAACTTCAGCGCATCAGCCGCCGCAATCCTTTCCGTCATCCAACAATGGCTTTATGAGGAAGGCTTTGATGACGCCGCTGATGCCCTTGACGAAGAAATCTTCCGCGCTGAAGAGGAAATTTAATTTGCTGGGTCGGTTCTACCCGTAAGGCTGAACGCCGTGGTGTGGCGGTATCGGAGGCCCAGCATTCAATCCGCCCTAACCTAGAGCCATAGAATTTGTGCATGGCTAGGCGCAGAAGATGACTTACACCGGTTTCAGGCATTACGACCGGAACTTGGCGCGTACAGCCACGCAGGTTCAAGATCCGAATAGTGCTTGGGCCGCTCAGGAAGCCCATTGGATCCTGATTGAAGATTTGATGGAGGGCACTTATGGGATGCGTCGCAAGCATCGCCGTTACCTCCCCCAGGAACCTCGTGAACAAGACGAGTCCTACGACAACCGCCTAGCCCGTTCCGTTTGCCCGCCTTACTACCAGCGCCTTGAACGGATGCTGGCAGGCATGTTGACCAGAAAGCCTGTACGCCTTGATGACGTACCTGATGTTCTGCGTGAGCAACTGTTTGACGTAGATCTACAGGGCAACGATCTCAACATCTTTATTTATGAATTAGCCCGCAAAATGGTCCGCTATGGCCATGCTGGCGTTCTTGTTGACTTCCCTTCTGACTCTGAAGATGAGCTGCAGAACATTACTGACGCGGCCAATCTTCGTCCCTATTGGGTGACCTATACCCCACGCGATATTTTGGGCTGGCGGTCTGAAGTTTCCAATGGCGCTCAACGTCTGACCATGTTGCGCCTGATGGAGCGTGTTGTTGTTCCTGATGGTGACTTTGGCGAAAAATACGTTGAGCAAATTCGCGTGTTGCGCCCAGGCTCCTATGAAGTCTTTAGGCAAGACGACACGAAGGGCAGTTTTGAGAAGATCGCTGATGGCAACACCAGCCTTGATTACATCCCCTTTGCTGTCGCCTATTCCAACCGTGTTGGCCTTCTTGAATCTCGCCCACCGCTGGAAGATATTGCCGAGCTGAACCTGAAGACCTACCAGATTCAGAGCGATCTGGACAACATGCTGCACATCAGCGCCGTGCCGATGCTGGCGTTGTTTGGCTTCCCCAGCTCTGCTGAAGAGATCAGCGCCGGGCCATCTGAAGCTCTGGCATTGCCGTCTGAGGGTCGGGCTGAATACATCGAGCCTGGTGGCCGTAGCTTTGAAGCGCAGTTCCGCCGCTTGGAGCAGCTTGCAGCCCAGATCAACGAACTTGGCCTGTCCGCCGTGTTGGGCCAGAAGCTAAGCGCTGAAACCGCTGAGGCAAAGCGTATTGATCGCAGCCAAGGTGACAGCACCATGATGGTGATTGCTCAGCAGGTGCAAGATCTGATTGACAACTGCCTGCGGTTCCACGCTGATTACCTTGGCCTTCCGCAATCAGGTAGCAGCTTTGTCAACCGTGACTTCATCGCCGCACGGATGGAGCCTGCTGAAATCCTTGCACTGCTTCAGACCTACACCGCTGGTGTCATCAGCCAAAAGACCCTCCTTGATCAACTTGCCGAAGGCGAAGTCCTAGGCGACGATTTTGACGTTGAGGAGGAACTGGAAGCTACGCAATCGGGCGGGTTAATCGAAATGGGTGGCCCTGAAAATCTTGGCAGTGAAGACATCACAGGCGAAGAGATGATTCAGGAAGATGATCAAACCCCCGTTGTTCTGCCTGAATAATGACGCAATCAGGCGTTACCCCTCGCCTGCTCAATGTTGAGCAATTCAAGCGGCGCATCAACCGCAAAGATCCTGTTGCCAATATCTACCGCAATGCCATTGATCTAAACCGTTTCAGCAATGCCGTAGCGCGTCAAATTGTCCGCGATTACAACGACATTGTTTTGAGTGCGGTTGATGATCTACGCCGCATCAACTTTGGTCAGGCAACAGCAGGTGCGGGCATTGTTAGCCCTGCATCTGTTCAGGCTCAACGGCTCCGCGTAATCCTTGCCCAGCTCAAGGAATCCTTGGACGGATGGGCGGGACGCAGTACAGGATATGTCGCCACTGAACTGCAGGGTTTGGCGGAGCTGCAAACTGAATTTGTCACTGATCAAATCAAGCTTGCGCTAACTGGTGGCGTTGCTGATGGGCGCGAACTGCTGCCTTCACAGGTCAATGCCTTAGCCCAGGTCAACACCGTTCAGGTTGCGCCGAACTTTGCTGCCAGTGTCGCGTCAATCGACCCCACTGATTTAAATTTCACGCTGCCCGGAACTGGTGGGTTCAATCTGACCGCAGGCCAAGGTGCAGCCATCACCCTTCCCAATGGCGAGGTGGTCGAAAAGGCGTTTCGCGGATTAGCTGAATCCCAGGCTCAGCGATTTAATGCCATCGTCAGAACGGGCATCTTGACGGGCGAACCCACCGCGCAAATCGCCAACCGCCTTGTCGGCAACCTTGAGTTTGGTGATCTGGCCAAAACCGCACGGCAACAAGCGTTAGCTGGTGGTGAACTAACCCGCATGGCTGACCATCAGGTGTTGACCGTTGTACGTACAAGTGTCCAACAAGTCGCCAATGCCGCTAGTGAACAGGTCTACCGCGCTAACGGCGATATAACCAAGAAATACCGCTACGTTGCCACGCTCGACAGTCGAACCTCTGCGATCTGCCGCAGCCTTGACGGCAAGGAATACGTTTACGGCAAAGGCCCTGTTCCTCCCGTTCATTTCAACTGCCGTTCAACAACGATCCCAATCATTGATTACAAAGGTTTGGGTATCCCACCGCCGGATTGGGGTACAGGTCCATCGGTTCGCGCCAGTGCTGACGGGCCAGTAAAAGGCAGCCTGACCTATGGGCAATGGCTCAAACAACAGCCGAAGGCGTATCAAGATGAAGTTCTAGGCAAAAATCGCGCCGCTTACTTCACCAAGCTCTCTGATAAATATGGCCCCCAAGATGCCCTTAGCCGCATGGTGCGAGAAGATGGCAGCGAAGTTACCCTGAAGCAGCTTCAGCAACGCTATGGATCTGCCGGTAATTAGGCGTTACCTAGATGGTCGCGTTCAATCCGATTGGGTTGATGTTCCCTGCGGCGAAGCGATCATTGAAGCCAGACTTCAAAAGCTTGATGATGGAACAATCGGCTGGGTTGATAAGTCCGGCCTAAAGTTGGATTACTTGCCCTTCCCCCGTGGCCAAGAAACCGACCAAGGCCGAAAAGAAGATCGGCAAAGTAATGAGCGAATACAAGGCGGGTACGTTGAAAAGCGGCAAGCCCGGCCCCGGCAAAGGTCCAACCGTAAAAAGCCGTAAGCAGGCCATCGCCATTGCCCTGTCGGAAGCTGGCAAAACCCGTAAACCCAAAGGCAAAAAGTGATGGCTATCGGCATCGGTTCCCGCGTTAGCTGGACTTATCAAGGCACAACCACCTACGGCGTGGTGACTGGCAAGGCTGGTAAACGTGCCACCATCACCGGGCCATCTGGCGGGCAGGTCACCCGTGTTGGCACTGATGAAGATCCCGTCCTAAGAATTGAATCGGAATCAACCGGTAACCCAGTTCTTAAGAAGCGATCAGAATTAAAAGAAGCTCCGAAGCGGAAGCCATGAACGGCAGGATCTGGGAAGGCAGTTGCACCTATCTCAAATGTGCTGACGGCATGATTGAGGGTCGCTTCATCTTCCCAACGCCCAATAGCCCTGAAATCCTTGGCGCCTTGATGGGTCGCCTTGCCGAGGGCGTTGAAGTGATCACCTGCACCGATGACGGAGACGATGACGATGATTGAATACCGAGGCGAGAAATTCGAGGGTTACAACAAACCCAAGCGGACACCAGACCATCCGACCAAATCCCATGTGGTCCTAGCCAAGGAAGGCGACAAGGTAAAACTTATTCGTTTCGGTCAGCAGGGCGTGTCAGGCTCACCACCGCGAAAAGGAGAATCAGCAGCGGACAAGGCCAGAAGGGCATCATTCAAGGCACGCCATGCGGCAAACATCGCCAAAGGCAAAATGTCAGCGGCGTGGTGGTCTGCCAACGAAAAATGGTGATCTACCGACCTTCCGCCTTGTGAATCCGATCCTTTAGCTCCGCCACGTACTTACGCAGCGCGTTGGCATTGTCCGCGTGCCATCGGTCACCCGTCTTCAAATACTGCTGCGTATGCAGGTCGATGGCCTTCAGAAGCGAATAGATCACAGGATTCCACGGTTCACGAACCGGCGTATTCCATTCCCGCCGTGACATCGCGTGCAAAAACCATCATTTACTAATACAGTCTGGTGGTAAACCCTACGGGTCACAATGTCTGAAGAACAACTGCAGGAAGCTACGCAGACTGCTGGCAACGATGAACTTGAAAAGCTTAAGCGCAGCATTGAAGGGCTAGAGCGCAAAAACTTTGAGTTGATCGGCAAACTCAAGGAACAAAAGGAAAAGGCGCCGTCATTGCCTGATGGCGTTGATATTCAGGAATTGCTTGAGTTCAAACGTCGCAAGGAACAAGAAGAACTCGAATCCAAGGGCAAGTACGACGAGGCCCTGAAGCAATACGCCCAGCAATTTCAAGAACGGGAAGACGGTTACAAAAAACGGATTGCTGAACTTGAATCCAAGCTGACCGTCAATCAACTGGACAATCGGGTGGTTGCCATCCTTGCCGAACAGGGTGCCCACAACCCTCACGATGCATTGCGCCTTGTCCGTGATCAGTTGAAGCTGGATGAATCCGGCAACCCTGTGGCCGTTGATGGCTACAACGAGGTTCCCATGGATCAATGGGTTGAACGCCTCAAGGCCGAACGCGGTTATCTGTTCAGGGCACCCAACGTCAAGGGTTCTGGCGCTCCTGTGGGCATCAAGCCAATGTCCAACGAGGTTCCCGCAGGCATGAAGAACCCCTTCACCCGCGAGCATTTCAACCTGACGGAGCAATCACGGCTCTACAAAACCGACCGTGATATGTACGAACGCTTGAAGGCCGCCGCAAACAATGCTTAATATGTAACCGTTAGACGTGAATGGCTACGCCGTCCGTCATTGGGTTACGCCCGCATCTGTAAACCATTTTTGGAGATTTCATCGTGGCGACTCTTCGCTCCGACGTGATCATCCCTGAGGTTTTTACTCCGTATGTGATCGAGCAATCGACCCAGCGGAACCAGTTTCTTGCCAGCGGCGTTGTGCAGCCCATGGCGGAACTGAATGCAACCGAAGGTGGTGATTTCGTCAACGTGCCTTTCTGGAAGGCCAACCTGTCTGGCGATCTGGAAGTCCTGTCTGATTCTTCCAGCCTGACCCCCGGCAAAATCACTGCTGATAAGCAAATCGGCGTGATCCTGCACCGTGGTCGTGCCTTCGAGGCTCGTGACCTTGCTGCTCTGGCCGCAGGTTCTGATCCCATGGCCGCCATTGGCGCCAAAGTTGGTGAGTACGTTGCTAACCAGCAGCAGGCTGACCTCTATAAGTGCCTGGAAGGTGTGTTCGGTAGCCTGACCGGCTCTGACTCCCCTGCCTTTGACGCTCTGCGTTTTGACACCAGCGGCGCCACTGCCCTCGGTCCCCGTCAGGTGGCTAAGGCTCGCGCAATCCTGGGCGATCAAGGCGACAAGCTGACCGCTGTGGCTATGCACTCGGCTTGCTACTACGACCTCGTGGAGCGCAAGGCGATTGACTACGTGACCAACACGGAAGCCCGCCTGTCCACCCCTGCTACCGGCGCTAGCACCATCAACGCTGTTGGTGGCTCTGTGGCTGCTGCCTACGGCGATGTGCGAGTGCCTCAATATATGGGGCTCAACGTGATCGTTTCGGACGACATCACCAATTCCGCTGGTAACTACGCTTGTTACTTCTTCACTGCTGGCGCCATTGCCTCCGGTGAGCAAGCTGCAATGCGCACCGAAGTTGACCGGGACATCCTGGCCAAATCGGATGCAATGTCTCTGGACATGCACTACCTGTACCACCCCGTTGGCGCTAAGTGGGCCGTGACCACCACGAACCCCACCCGCGCTCAGCTCGCCACTGTTGGCAACTGGAGCAAGGTGTACGAAACCAAGAACATTGGAATCGTGCGTGCCACCATCACTTCCAACTTCGATTGATAGGAGGAACTGAAAATGGCATCCGTTTTTGAAGCTACCGCCGGTAAGGCGATTGGCTATCCCACCGGTCTCGGCAGTGCCGTGACTCAAGAAACCAGCAAAGCAACCGGCGTGACCATTAACGCTGTTTGTGGCGCCATCACCACCGATGACGCTGAGCTTGCTGGTGCTGCTGAAGTTAGCTTTGTTGTCACCAACAGCTTTGTTGCTGCTTCTGATGTGCCCGTTGTGGCCGTCAAATCTGGTGCCAGCACTGGAACTTATGTGGCCAGCGTCAGCGCTGTTGCTGCTGGATCCTTCACTGTCACCCTGTCCAATCTGGGCAGCACCGCTAGTGAAGCTCTTGTGCTCAACTACGCCATCATTAAGGCCGCTGCTGCCTGATGGGGTTGTTCGCTTTCCGGCGACTGCGTGAATCGGAGGCTCTGGCTACGGCTGGGGCCTCTTTCCCTATTGCAGAGCCCACTCCTAAACTTGAAGTAACGAAAACCCCTGCGCTGTCAAACGATGGCAATAACAATCGACGCAACAGTGGGGGGCGCAAACGCAAACTCCTACCTGACGCTGGCGGCAGCGGAACTGATCATTGAAGGCTTCGTTCAGGACGACGACGTAACGGCCTGGGCATCAGCCACCACTGATCAAAAAAATCGCGCTTTGTATTCCGCTACCCAGCGCCTTGATCGTGAGCGGTTCCTTGGTGCTCGCGCCACTGATACTCAAGCGTTGCAATGGCCCCGTGATGGGGTTCGTAAGCCTGACACCTATATCAACACCTACGCGGTTGGCTTCCCGTTCCGTATCACCACGGACTATTACACGACGACTGAAATCCCTGATCAGATCAAAAAGGCTCAGTGCGTTCTGGCTGTTTACTTGAACAACAACAAGGATGGCCTTGGCCTGAGCGGCATGGAGGATTACAAGTCGGTCACCATTGGCAGCCTCAGCGTGGTCAATGCTGGTGCTAGTGCCTCGGCTACCGGCGCCGACCGCGTGCCCCCGATCTTTGAAAGATATTTGACTGGGCTTAGAATTAGTGGACCGGGCAACTTTGCCATTCGCCGTAGCTGACCATGGCCGACAACGACGCCTACAACATCGGCTTTGAGTACATCAGCGACACCGCTGCTCATACCGGTCGATTTTGGAAGCTGTATGCCGTGGCTGACGCTGTGATCAGCACTGCCACCGTGCAGAACGCCAGTGGCAATACCTTTAGCTCTGTGCCGCTTGGCAAGGGTGATGAGATCGAAGGCGTGTTTACTAGCGTTACCTTGGCGTCGGGCAAAATCATCGCTTACAAAATTTGATGGCTTATTACGTCGTTCCCGGTGGTGGTGATGCCACGTCTGGCGGTGGTTTTAATATCCCGTCGCATGATTACATCGTGAATACTTACGACGGGGCTAATAACCTGCTGACCGCAATTTATAAGCGCGGCGGATCTAGCGGCAAGGTTGTTGCCACGCTCACGATGACTTATGACGGCAACAATAATCTTTTGACAGTAACGCGGAGTTGAGCAATGGCATTCAAGCTCAATCCGTTTACCAGTCAGCTTGATACAGTCCGCAATCAAATGCTATGGGGGTCGTTTTACGATACGACTCAACAGGTTGCGACGCTTGCCAATACTGATTATTCGATTGGCATCAATTCAACCGACCCCGACAGTCGTGGGATCAGTATTGCCTCGGGCTCGCGGATCACATTTTCTAGGGGTGGCGTTTACAGCATTACCTACTCAATTCAATTCGTAAACACAAGCACCGCAATTCACGATATTAATGTTTGGTTGCGCAAGAACGATAGCGGCGCCAGTGGAGACGTTGCGGCATCGGATAGCAAGTTCAGTATTATTTCGAGCCATGGCGGCATTGATGGTCACGTTATTGGTTGCGTGAATTACGTATTAAAACTTGTGGCCAATGACTACTTGGAGCTTATTTGGTCAACAACAAATGTCGCGGCCAGCATCCAATCCCTGCCGTCTGCTCCATCCGGTCCAGCCCACCCGTCTGTTCCCGGAATCATTGTTACCGCCGTACAGGTGGCCTAATCTATTTCTATGGCACTCGCTACCTCGCTCCGTAAAACTGCCAGTAAAGTCATCAGCCGCTTTGGTGGCGAGATTACCTATCGGCAGGTCAGCGGGGGTTCCTACAACACAACGACCGGAGCGATCACCGAAACCGAAACTGACACCACGATCAAGGGTGTTTTGGATGCGGTTCGGAAACAGGAGCTGAACGAACTCATTCACGAACAGGACAAAAAGCTAATTATTGCCGCATCTGACCTGACGATTACACCAAGCCTGTCTGACCGCGTTGTAATTAGCGGCACCGTGCATCAGATCGTCAAGATCAACGTCATTGAACAAGACAACACGGCTATTGCTGTTGAGCTGTTCCTGAGGGTCTGACGATGGCAAGGAATATCCGCTTAGATCAACTTGGCGGATTGCTGAAGGAACGCGCAGACGCGATTATTCAAGCCACCGTTTTAGAAACCGATGCTGAATTAAAGGCACGTAGCCCAGTGGATACAGGCCGCTTTCGTGCGAGCTGGGCGATTGGACAAAACCAGGCTGGTCAATATGACGGCGGGGCTCAACAAGAAGCGACAGGGGCCAACAAAGGCAAAACAAGCCCGCCGCCAGAGCCCGCCGCTGGCCCACCGGTCGGCATTAACTACACGCCTCAAACAGAAACGGCAGGCAATTCGTATCACCTGTTCAACAGCTTGCCTTACGCGGAACCGCTCGCTAATGGGCATTCGACTCAAGCGCCTGCGGGATGGGTTGATCTTGTTGCCAAAATGATGGAAAAGCGCATTCAGCAAATCGCTGAAAGTGAACTCAAGAAGCTCTGATGGCCGCCGCTAACCTCAACACGATCCGCTCCACCATTGAAGGTCGGCTAGCCACTGAACTGGCCTTGTCGCCTGTCATCCCTGTCATTTTCCATAACCAAGCCTCAAGCCCACCGAATAACGGAACCTGGGTTCAATGCTTGGTCTCCTTTGGCAATAACACCTTCCTGACGATGGGAGGCACAACAGGCAGCAGCAACAGCATTGTTGGCGTTGTTGTCGTCAATGTCTTTACCGCCAAGGGAATCGGCCCCGGTGCCAACCTGACCGTTGGAAAGAGGATTCGGGATCTTTACAATAGAATCGTCGTAAGTGGGGTTCACTTCGATCCCCCGACTGGGCCCGAGGTGGTGGCTAACCCATCTCCAGAGGGTTTCTTCCAAACACAGGTCAGATTGACCTTTGAAACCTTTGAGGATCTGTAACCATGGCTTTTTACCGTGGACAGCAAGGCTCCGTCAAATTCGATGACGCGGGTTCTTCTGCTGCAGCTATCACCAGCACCCGCTCTTGGTCTTTGACCGTTGAGAAGGAATCGCTGGATACCACCGCTCTGGGCGCTACCTACCGAGCAAACGTCGGCGGCCTGATCAGCGGTTCTGGCACCTGCGAAATCCTTTACACCGCTTCCAGCGCAGACGAAACCAACGTTTTCATCGAACACGTCAATACGGCGAACGATGAGGGTGCTGCTCTGTTTGAGCTGTATCTGGACACCAGCGGCACCAAGAAGATCAGCTTTGATGGTGTCATCACCTCGGCTGAATACTCCGCAACCGTGGGTGAAATCGAAGTCATTACCCTGAACTTCGTGACCAACGGCGCCATCACCCTGGACATCTGATCATGGCTTTTTATCGCGGCCAACAAGGTACGGTCTTCTTTGACAAGGCCGGTAGTGGTGGTCTTTCTGAGATCGCTGCAGTGCGCTCCTGGTCAATGACCGTGGAGAAAGAGTCGTATGACACCACTGCCCACGGCGCCACCTATCGCGCCAATGTCGGTGGTTTGATCAGCGGTTCGGGCACCATCGAGGTGATGTATGACGCCCCCGGTGCTGGTGACAAGCTTGACCTGCTCACCGATGTCAACCAAGCCACGGACGAAGCCGATGCAGCCGTTGAGCTGTACTTGGACGAATCTGGCAGCAAAAAGCTGACGGGAACCATCGTCGTGACAAGCGCCGAGTATTCCGCTACGGTTGGCGAGATCGAGATTGTGACCATCAATTTCGTTTCTAGCGGAACTCTGACCCTGAGCATCTAATGCCAGCCAACAATCAGCGCCCTGTTGATCTGCTCACCGGGGCGTTTGACTTGAATCAGCGTCGTCGGTTTGACATCAAAGGTCCCGATGGCGCTGTTGTTTTGTCTTTGTACTTCAAGCCCATCACCCGTGCTGACCGTAAGCGGGCTACCACCCTTGCCGGGTCTGATGAGGCACTGGAGATCAGCACACAGATGCTGTGCCAGATGGCGGAGCTAGAGGATGGCTCCAAGGCGTTTGCCGCTGCTGATGCAGCCAAGCTTCAACGTGAACTGCCCGAAGCGGTCCTGAACGATCTAGAGCTGTTTCTGTTTGGCCTTGCTAATCCGACCACGCTGGACGAAGCAAAAAACGATTAGAGGAAGACTCTTGGCTTTACTTTGAGTTCTTCCTAGCAACAGAACTAGGCAAAACGGTTAGTGAGTTGAGGAGCCAGTTGACAGAGGCAGAATTTGTCATGTTTGCTGGCTACTACGAAATCAAGGGCAAGCGAGAACGGGAGGAAATGGAAAAAGCTAAGTCAAAGGCACGGCGATAGACTGCTGATACGCGAGGCGGTCGATTTGTGGCGCAATCCGTTGTTCAGCTAATTGTTGACGCCACGCGGATGATCAATCCGCTGAATAAGGCGGACGAGGCTAGCAAGCGGCTGGGCGCAACCCTAAAGGGTGTTCAGGATATTGCCAACAAGGTTGGTTCAGAATTTGGCAAGGCGGGGCAGGCAGCAGGGCAAGCAGCTCGCAAGTTTGACGAGTTTGGCAAACAAACCCAGCAGGCGAGCAAGCAAGCCAAGCAGATGGCTGACAGCATCCGTGGCATTGGTGCTGGATTTGCTCTTGGCGCGGCGATTACTGGCATAAATCAACTAGCAAGTAGTTATACGCAGTTCAAGCGATTAGGGGCGGCAATCAACGCCACCGTTGGAGATACGAACGCTTTTCAGGCGTCTTTGAGCAGCGTTTACAAGGTTCAAGCTTTAACCGGTGAAAGCACCATGGAGCTTGCGCGACGCATGACCTCTTTGTTGGTGGCTGCCAAGGGTACTGCATTTGAAGGTGCTAAGGCAGCGCAGACATTTGAACAGCTTCAGATGTTGACTGTTGCATTTGGCGGCAGCTCATATCAAGCCGAAAAGGCTGTTTATGCCCTTCAGCAAATGATGAGCAAGGGCAAGGTTAGCGCTGAGGAATTGCGCGGACAGCTTGGCGATGCATTACCTGGCGCCCTTGAATTATTCCGGCAGGCATATAAAGGCGGAAGTGTTACTCAATCTGAGTTCAACAAACTGATTGACGATGGCAAATTAACGATCAACGATTTTATTGGGATCAATGATGTTCTCAAGGCAAAGCTAGATGCCCTATATGGGACCGGTTTTACTGATTACCTGAGTAAACAGGCCGAATTTAATCAGGCCATGGATCAGTTGCGTCTGCTTGGTGGCGGCGTAGCAGCGGTGATTGGAACAGCAGTTTTACCCAAGATCACTGCACTAATCCAAAAGGTATCCAAGGCTCCGCCAGATCTTTTGGCCTTTGCGGCGGCATTTACGTCTATTGGTTTGGCGATCCTTGGCGCTGTCGCGGCTTTGGCGGTGTTTAATACTGCTCTTGCTGCCAGTGGTATTGCAGCCGGTGCCAAAAAGATGGGCGGCTTGTTTGCAGCGGGCATGGCAGGCCCACCTCAGGTAAAAGGCTTGACCCTGTTAGCCGCTGGCGCGCTTGGAGCAGGCGCTGTCATGGGCATCGGGAAGATCAAAGAAGAGTTTGAAGGCACGATTGCTGAAATGCAAAAAATGCTGGCAAATGTCGGCAAATTTCAGCTTCCCAGTGGTGGCGGTGCTGTTGGCGATCCAGCGGCTCAAGCTGACAAGGAAGCCAAGGCAAGGAAGAAAACATTTGAGCAAATCATTGGCGCTCAGAATGCGGATATTGTTCGCGCTACTATTCAGGCAAGGCTGAACGAAAATCAAGAGCTAATCAATAAGGCTATTAAAGCTGGCAACGCCGAAGTCAAAAAGGGCCTTGAAGAACAGCGTAAATATATTGAAATTGATACTCGGATTGAAACCCTAACTGAGTTAATCAATCTGGGCAAAGCCAAGCAAAACAGGCTTAGCAGAACATCTATCGAATATGCGACGCTTGAAAATGGCGTTCGTTCTATATCGGCTGAATTGTTGTTGCTGCAGCAAGAGCGCCGCAGTGTTGAACTTGGAATTACGCAAGATCAACTAGAAGCTGACGCACAAATCAATAAGCTGCTGGAAGAACGCTTAAAGCTGGCTCCGGGCGGATATTTCGGCGCTGATGAATTCACAAAGAGCGTTACCGATCAAACACTGCCTGAAGCAATCAAAACGCTGCAAGAGGAAATGCGAAAGCTCCTCAACCCTTCGTATCAGATTGTTGAAGCTGTTAATGCTATTGGCGATGCGTTTGGCAATTCGTTCAAGGGAATAATTGACGGAACAATGACGGCCCAGCAAGCCTTAGCTAATTTCTTCCGTTCTGTCGCCAATCATTTCTTGGATATGGCTGCTCAAATTCTTGTGGCAGCAATCAAGATGCAATCACTGCAAATCATTCAAAGCCTGTTCCCTCAACTTGGCGGATTTAGTTTTGGCATTGGAGGGGCTGTGCCTGCTGGTTTAAGCGGTCTTGGTGCCCTTGCTAAACCCGGCATTCTTCCCGGTATTTCTGGTGGCATGTTGCCTGGACGTGCCAATGGTGGTTCTGTGATGGCTGGTCAGTCCTACATGGTTGGCGAGCGTGGGCCTGAACTGTTCACTCCTGGACGTAGCGGCGGCATTGCTCCAAACGGCTCGATTGGCGGTGCAAATATCGTGGTTAATGTGGACGCAACCGGCAGCAGCGTTCAAGGCAACTCAGATGATTCCAAACGTCTTGGCGAGGCCATTGGTGTTGCCATCCGTCAAGAACTGATTAAACAGAAGCGCCCAGGAGGCTTGCTCTCGTAATGGCTACTTTCCCGGCAATCACCGCAAGTTACGGCGCTCAAAAGACCAGCCGTCCTAAGGTCCGCTCTGTTCAGTTTGGCGATGGCTACGAACAGCGGCTGATGTACGGCATCCCTTCGCACATGAACCCGAAGGAATGGAGCCTTGCGTGGCAGAACATTACTGAAGCCAATGCCGACACGATTGAGACGTTTTTGAACGCAAGGGCAGAAGACGGCGCAAGCTTTGATTGGACGCCACCAGATGAGGCAACGGCCTACAAGTGGGTTTGTGCTGAATGGAGTAAAACAATCACATATAACAACCGCGCCACGATCAGCGCCACCTTCCGCCAGGTCTTCGAGCCCTAATGGCAGTCCCAACCTCAGAACTCCAGAAGATCAACCCAAGCAGCATCATTGAGCTGTTTGAGCTGGAAACCTACGCCAATCTGCATGGCTCAGCCACAACGTACCGCTTTCACGCTGGCACCAACGACGTAGGCACTGGCGATCTGGTTTGGAATAGCAATACCTACAGCAAGTTTCCGATTGAGGTTGACGGCTTTGATTACAACGCCGAAAGCGGCAGTCTGCCCCGTCCCACGATCCGTGTTTCCAATCTGTTTGGCACGATCACCACAATCTTGCTGGGCGTTAATGCAGGCAATCCCGGCAACGATTTAACCGGCGCGAAACTGACCCGCATCCGTACATTGGTGCGCTACATCGACGGCGCTAACTTCTCAGGCGGCACCAATCCTTACGGCACCCCAGACGCAACCGCCAAGCTGCCCGACGAGATCTATTACGTCGCCCGAAAAGTCTCTGAAAATCGTGACCTTGTTGAGTTTGAACTCAGCGCTAGTTTTGACCTAGCTGGTGTTCGTAGTCCCAAGCGGCAATGCAACGCCAACCTTTGTCCATGGATTTACAAGGGTTCAGAGTGCGGCTATAGCGGCAGCAATTACTTCGACGAAAACGACAATACAGTTACCAGCAGCAGCGCGGACAAGTGCGGCAAACGCCTGAGTAGCTGCCAGGTGCGCTTTGGCTCGACCAACGCCTTACCGTTCGGTGGCTTTCCTGGTATCGGCGCGTTCAACGGATGAATAAAACCACCAAGGCTGAAGCACTGGAACACGCCAAAACGGAAGACCCGCGTGAAGCCTGCGGGCTGCTGGTGGTCATCAAGGGGCGCAAACGGTACATCCCCTGCCGCAACTTGGCAGAAGGCAACGAGTTTTTCATCCTCGACCCAGCGGATTACGCCGCCGCCGAAGACAAGGGCGAAGTTGTGGGCGTCGTTCATAGCCACCCAATCACCCCGCCAATCCCCAGTGAGGCAGATCGCGTTGCCTGCGAAAAGTCCGGCTTGCCCTGGTACATCGTCAACCCCAAAACGGAGCAATGGGGCGAGCTGTCGCCTGAAGGCTACAAAGCACCGCTGATTGGGCGGACGTGGGTCTGGGGCGTCAGTGATTGTTGGACGCTGGTACGGGACTGGTATGCCGAACAAGGTTTGCACCTCCCAGATTGGGAGCGACCCACCACCCCGGAGCAGTTCAATGAGAACCCGATGTTTGATGACTGCTGGCGGGAAGCGGGCTTTTACGAGGTGGACATTGCTGAGATGCAGCCGGGTGATGCAATGCTGATGGCAATCGACTCGGGCAAGCTCAACCACGTCGGGGTCTACATCGGTGACCAATTGGTGTTGCATCACTTGCGGGGTCGCCTGTCCAGCCGTGACTTATTGGGCGAGTGGCTCCTAAAATGCACCGGTAGGGTCTTGCGCCATGGAAAAGGAAGTTAGGCTCTACGGTCCACTGGCAAAGTTCATCGGTCAGCGGAAGTTTTTAGCGGAGATCAGCAGCGCAGGCGAAGCAATC